GGGTTGGTTACCTCGTAACCTTAACATCTTGGTGGAGATGTTGAGTAGCGCGAGTGGGGGTCGAACCCACACGGTATCACTACCGACGGATTTTAAGGCTCACCTTTTTTCCCGCTAACTTTTGTGTAAAACCGATATATTGAACAAGACATATCATATTAAAACATAACCATCATAAACCATCATACAGAATTTTAGTCCGTTGGTTGACTCGTTCGTCAGAAGTTTCTTATCATCTGAACCAGAACGCCAATAATATGAATATTTTTTTCTTCTGCTTTTCTCGGTGAAAAATGTATTTCTTTATACATTGGGTTTGTTGGGATCAAAGTTATACCATCGCTGTCAAGCTTAACACGCTTCAATGTTGACTCATTGTCCACCATAACAGCGCAGATTTTCCCATTGTAATTTTCGGTTTCAGTATCTAATATAACAATATCACCTTCCATTACCAACGGCATCATAGAATCTCCAACAACACGCAAAGCAATAAGTTCATTATCTCTTCTTGTTCCTACTGGATAGTTTACATATCCTTCAGGAGCATCAAAAGATTCTACGGGATACCCTGCCTGTATTCTGCCAAGAATCGGAACGAAAGTTTCAGGCGAATCATATTGAGATGGTATTCCGAAGTCTTCCAACTTTAGATCAAAGTATGCAGCTACCTTCAACATCTTATCAACTGAAGGTTTTGTACCGTTGCGCCATTTTGCAACAGCCGCTCTTGATACCCCGACAGCTTCCGCAAGCTCTTTGTCTGTCGTATTTGTATCTTTCATTAATGATGACAAAATGCCTGAGAAATCCATGATATTCATCCTGTAACTAAAGTAGAAAATAGCTTGACATTCTACCAAAGTAGAATTATACTTATCAACAATGAACACACACTATCAAAAAATGATAGTGCAAGACACGGATGAAAAACCTTCATCCAATAAAGCGCAACTGAATTGTAACAGGGTTTTGATTCCGTGTCAACCATCAATTTATGAAAGGAGTGGAATGGAAGAAGACAGAGTATTCACAGTCAAAGAAGCAGCGGAATATCTGAAGATGTCACCTGACTACATCCGAGCGCAAATGCGAAAAGGTTCTCTTGGCTGTTATCGGTTTGGTAAAAGTATCCGCTTTTCGATGGAGCACATCGAAGACTACTTGAGGAGTATCGAACATAAAGCGGTGGAAAAGTAAGCGAGGTCTTGGTGGAGATGAATGCTTATTACAAAGGACATAAGGTTCTGAAGGTGTATGGCTACTACGGAAATGTAGTGATGCTGAAAACGGAAGACAAGCCGTTCGTAAGAGCGGAGTTGGAAGACGTAGAAATCGTGGAGGAATAAATGAAACTGAGTGTTGAAATCGATGGTATCCATGACATGATTCTGTTTGATACCTTTTTGGACAGCCTCGCTGAAAAGTGGAAGGCTGACGTAGATGATGATGAGGAGGAAGACGACGATGATGCCGAAGATGAACAGTGTGGTTGTGACGATGAACCCGCCGAAGCGGATGCGTACGGCAGTATGTTCCCAGAGACAGCAGACGAGAAAGCGATCCGCAAAGCCTTGGATAAACTGGCAGAGTGCCTGCGGGCTTCTGGTCGCACTAATTTTAACTACCATTATTGCGGTGATGCAATACGGCGTGATGACAAACGCTGAGTGGGCGTTCGGTTGGTAAAACAAACCGGCTCCCCAGTAACAGTGAGGAGCCGGAAGGGGCGTAAAGCCTATATTTGACGATGAGGTAATTATACCATGATTTTAGATAAAGGCAGAGGGAGACATCCCGAAGAAGAAAAAGAAGATGACAGCCTCGAAGGTAAGCTGATGGTTCTTGCGGATATGAAACTTGAATTGAAAGATGAAAAGCGAAAGTTCCTGGAAAAGACGAAGCACCTTCGAGAAACTATCAAGTCACTTGAAAATATAGTTTCGGAAGAAGTGAAGCAAAGACGGCAAACAGTAACAGTAGGAAACATCAGAGCGGAGTATATCCCGCAAGTTGTAATCAAGATGAAGAAGGAAAAGAACGATGGCGAATGAATTGAGTACACAAGTATTGAACCAAGAAAAGGTTGACCTTATCAAGCGGACAATTTGTAAAGGAGCCACTAATGACGAACTTGAACTCTTCGTCCAGCAATGCAACAGAACAGGGCTTGATCCTTTTGCCCGGCAGATTTACTCAATTGAGAGGAAGTCAAAGAATCAGAAGACTGGACAGTGGGAAACAATTCGGCAGACCCAGGTATCCGTGGACGGGTTACGTCTTATTGCGGAACGAACAGGAAAATATTGTGGTCAGTTGGGACCCTATTGGTGCGGAGCTGACGGTGAGTGGAAAGAAGTGTGGCTTGATGTCAAGGCTCCGGCAGCTTGCAAGGTCGGCGTTCTCCGCACTGACTTCAAGGAACCACTGTGGGCAGTAGCACTGTATAAGGCTTATGTCCAGACTACATCAACGGGACAGCCGAATGCGATGTGGAACAAGATGCCGGAACTGATGTTGGCGAAGTGCGCTGAATCCCTGGCACTACGGAAAGCATTCCCGATGGAATTATCAGGGCTTTATAGTCCTGACGAAATGGGACAGGCTGACAATCCTGTTGTTGTGGAACAGCCGAAGGTAGAACCGCAACGGCAAGCATTACCACAGAACCACGTAATTGAAGCGACAGCGGTACCTGTTGAAGCGGAAATCGTTGACTCTAACAACAATACCCCTGCCGAACAAAAGCCCGCAGAAGCGCAGGAGAAGCCCGAATTTGACGAAGTACAATTCCTGCGGAACTGGAAGCATCGTTCCGGGTTACCGTCCATGACTTTAGAATCAGCTTGTCAGATTCAGGGGAAAGACGGTAAAGAATACGGTACAAAATCAGTCGAGTCACTTTTCTATATGCTCAACGCAATTGAAAAGAAACTCCCAACGCTGACGAATCAGGAAGCGAAGGACACTTACCTGATGAAGCTGTCGGCTATCAATGAAATCCTGACTGCCAGAAAGAGTGCGCAGGAACAGCTTGAGAAACAGGGGGCATGATGCTATTAACAATGAAAAAAGTTAATGACGATAAGACGCTCATTATTGATGAGACTCCTCTATATTATGCCGCGGTAAATGTTGATGTTATGGATAAGCGCAAGAACGATACTACTGAAACAATGCAAATTTATTTCAGGGTTGATACGCCTGATAAATATGTGGCACTGGGAAAAATGAAAGACATTGTGAAGACACTCGGCTATAGCCTTTGCGCACAGTGGGGCTTGATGATTGTAGCAGTAGACATGGATTCAAAAACGATGTTCGAATTAAATGACTATGAAGTGTACCGCAGTTGATTAGGATACAGCGCATCCAGCCAGCGAACAGCGTTTCATATTTGCACCTCCTTACTTGAAAGTTATCGTGTGCCGTGATGGCTGGTAAGCGGCACACATTTTTAGAGAAGAATGGCAGAGAAAAGAATGATAAGCAGAGGACTAATTGAAGCAGACGACTTCCTGAACTTGACTAAGGAAGCGCAGTGTCTCTACCTACATCTTAATCTGAATGCAGATGATGAAGGAATACTGAACAATGTCAGTACCGTGATGCGGTTATGTGATTGCAGTGAGGATGCGTTTGATGAGTTGATTCAGACTGGGTATGTACTGCCGGTGGTTGGCAATATCTTTGCGATCACGCACTGGAATGTCAACAACACGCTCAGTGAAAAGCGGAAGAAGAAAAGCATTTTCGTTGACGTGAAGCGGTACCTGGATCTGGAAGACGATATTTATAAACCGAAAGTGAGGATGATCTGATGAAGAATAACTGGTTGAAGCTATACCATGAAATTCTTTCAGACCCTAAGATGGGAACGATGAGCGATCATCTTTTTCGGAGAACCATCGAACTGTTCCTGCTTGCAGGAAGCGAAGGAAAAGATGGTTTGCTCCCTGAAGTGAATGGCATAGCATGGGCATTACACACAACACCGAAGGACATTCAGACTGTTATCAGTCAACTGAAAAAACTGAATATCATCGAAGACTACTTCGACCCTATTAGTCTTATTTCAGGAACTGAATTACCAAAAAGGTATGTTGTAAAACACTTTGCAGTCAGACAAAAATCAGAACAAACTAAGTCTGAAAGTAACCGTGCTTACTACGAAAAAAAGAGACTGAATAAGACTGAAATTCAGACTGAAAACTCTGAAACCAATACTGAAATTCAGACTGAAATTCAGTATGTAGATAAAGAGAGAGATAAAGATATAGATAAAGATAAAGAAAAGATTAAGAAGGAGATTAAGAAAGAGAGAGAGAGTAAGAATGAGATTCAGTCTGAATTTCAGACTGAAACACTCCCTCCCTCAAAACCACAAAAGCATCGTCATGGAAATTTTCAGCACGTGCTTTTTACGGATGAAGAATTTCAAAGACTCCAGAATGACATCGGTCAGGACAAAACAGCGGAGTACATCCAGAAGTTGGATGACTATCTTGAGAACAACCCGTCAAAACATTATGCAAACCATAACCTGACGATCAGAAATTGGCTGAACAAAGATGCACAAAAACCGCAGACAACTTTTGTGAAACCGCAGCCAAAAGAAGAGACATGGTTAGAAGTTGCGGAACGAATACAACGGGAGCGTGACGCTCAGAAAAATGTGGTGGACGTATGATGACTATTTTCAACATTGGCGAGATGCTTACTTTGCTGGAGGCAGCTTACGGAAAAAGCAAAGTATATGCCGAGAGCACGAAGGAAGATATCATGCAATTGTGGGAAACCATGTTCAGGGACGATGATCCTGCGGAGGTCGCTGTTGCCGTGAAGGACTGCATCGCAACACTCCAGTTCCCGCCGAAGATAGCGGACATCAAAAGCCGGATAGCCAAGCAGAGAATTGCCGGGCAGATGACGGAGATGGAAGCCTGGTCGAAAGTAGTTGATGCGATCAACCACAGTTACGGGAAAGAGGACGCAGACAAGCAGTTCTTCCAACTCCCGGCGATTCTGCAAAAGGTGGTAGGCTCACCGTCTCAACTCCGAGGATGGCGGTCAGTGGATGAAGCACAGCTTCAAACGGTAGTCATGTCGGCATTCCTCAAGAGTTACCGGGAACTGGCACAGAGAGAAGCAACGTTCCACGCACTGCCGCCAGACATCCAACAACAGAATGACTGGATGGTCGCCAAGCCGGTGATGGATGCGCTGCCGACACCGAAGCATGAACGCACCTTTGAGGAGATGGAAGACGAGGATGAGCGGAAGACCAGAGAGTATCGAGAGAAGTACCTGCTCCCTGAACTGAAACAATACTTCCCGAAGAACTACGCGAACATCATGGAGAAACTCAGAGGATGTGGTTGACGGATGAAGAGCAGGAAGAAGTCAGGAGTTTGTTACGGCAAAGCACTATGAAAAACCGTAAGCTATACACGCAGATGGAGTTAGCGTTTTACCACAAGATGAAAGCCAAGTACGGAGAGAAGATAGCGACCCAGGTTCTGGCGAAGATGTGGAGAACGAAGGTAGAAGGAGATGATGATGAATGAATCAGTTTTGAAAGCAAAGATGGATGAGTTGGGCAAGGCTATCCATGAGTACGAAGAAAAGCAATTGGCTTTTGATATGGAGAACCGAGAATTGGTTGAGCGCATTGCTGAGCTGAAGGATGAGCTGAAACCTGTGTTCTTGGAGATGAAGACGGGCAAGAAGAGCCAGTGCCTTGAAGTCCGCTACCGCAAAGGTGCTGTGAAGTGGAAGACCAATTGGATCGAAGGTTTTGCGGCGGGGCATCCTGAGTATGAACTGGAAAAGTACCGCAGTGTGAGTGAACCTACCATCGCTTTTATCGCAAGGGATGAAGGATGGGAGGATGACGGTAGATAACAGGCAGTCCTCGCACCAGGGGGAATGACAGGGATAAGACCGCAAGGCTCGAAGTAGGAAGCCTTTCACCTACACTGCCTGTTTCTTTTGAGATCGTTCCGTTGAGGATGTACCTCAGACGGTTTACAGGGCAAAAACAAAAATTTTTAGAAAGGGTCGGAATACTCCCACCGACATTAAATAAAATTATTCGTTTCGTTTCAGAACCGGTATGAAGGGGATTGCCCTGGTCCCCTTTTTTTTGAAGAAGAAAATGAGGATGACTATGAGTGATTTGATTCGGCGTGAAGACGTTTACGATGTATTAAAAAAAGTGAATATTGCCGAAATGCCGATTTATTTATTTGATAAGTTATGGAATAGTGTTAGAGATTTACCATCAGTAGAGCCGGAAGTAAAGCGTCAGTATATTGCTATTGAGTTGGATGGATTGAAATCGAAGACTGTGGGGTAACGATGAATGATTTGATTAGGAGACAGGATGCGATTGATGCGCTGAAAAAGTACGAGGAATTAGAGTCAAATAATTTTACAGACACGAGTCCTATCAGCATGATGACAGTTGCTACGATCGCTAATTGTATCGAAGAAATTGTTAACTTACCATCCGCAGAGTCAGAGTTAGAAATTATCCGATGCGCTGACTGTAAGTGGTGGGATAGACTGGAA